ATCAGAATAATTCTACATTAGAACACCAACATACAATCAAAGGTCTTTCACTAGTAGAGAGTTGGATTGTAGAGGATACAAAAAAAGACAAGACTGCATTATATGGTCTTGAATATCCTGTAGGTACTTGGGTAGGTGCAGTAAAAGTGAACAACGATCAAATTTGGGAGGAGTTTGTAAAGACAGGTAAAGTAAAAGGATTTAGTATAGAGGGTTACTTTGCAGACAAAGCAGAAAGACCAAAGGATCAAACAATAAAAGACCTCGCAAAGATCGAGGAAGAAGAAGCACAAGAATTACTATCACAAGTAAAAGGCATTATTAGAAACGACAAAAGATACAAAGCAGGTAAAAGATTGATATTTGAAAGTTTTAGTGATTATCCAGATGCAGTAAAGAACAATGCAAAAAGAGGTATTGACTTAAATAAAAAAGTTAACAATAAATGTGCAACTGATGTTGGTAAAATAAGAGCTCAACAATTAGCACAGGGTAAAGCAATCAGCGAACAAACAGTAAGTCGTATGTATTCTTTTTTGTCAAGAGCAGAGGAGTATTACAAACCAGAGGACAAAGAAGCTTGTGGTACAATCTCATATTTATTGTGGGGTGGTCTTGCAGGTAAAAGATACGCAGAAAAAAAACTAAAAGAGTTAGGCAAACTTGATCTGTATAGTCAAAAGGTCAATGATGACTTTGCAATCATTATGGACAGACTTGCTTATTCATCCAAAGATATGGCAGAAAAGATTGCTAAAGATATTGGTTGTGATGGCATACACGAACACGAGTTTGAAGATATGACTTGGTATATGCCCTGCGAACAACACGCACTTACAGAAGAAGAATTTAGAAAATACAAATGTCCAGAAGGATATAGAAAAGATTATCAGAAACACAAGTGCGTAAAGATGGCAGAGATAGGTCCTAGAGGTGGTATTCGAAAAAGTCCAAAAGCACCAAAGTCAGGCACACCGAATCCAAGACCAAAAGGTAAGGGTACGGCAAAGGGGGATGCTTCTACAAGTAGAGGTGCAAAAGTAAGTAAGAAAGATGAAAAGACGTTACAGAAAAAGTCTGATGATTTTAACAAAAGATACAAAGACAAACTAGGGTATGGTGTAACAGTAGGACAATTAAAAGCAGTATTCCAAAGAGGTTTGGGTGCATTCAATGTATCACATAGTCCTAGAATACAATCACCAACTGCTTGGGCACAGGCACGAGTAAATGCTTACTTATATTTAGTAAGAAACGGCAGACCACAAAATCCTAAATACACAGGAGACTTTGATCTGTTACCAAAAGGACATCCAAAGAGTAAGAAAAAATGAAACTACCAAGTTACACAAGTCCGAAAGGTGGTAGGAGAGCTTGTCTTTGCAAAGATGGACTGACTTACAAGATAGAATGTTGCACAGGAGAACTTCACGCACAGGGCATTGGTGCGTTGAAAGGTGGTAGTAATGCCAGTATTAATGGTGTATCACGAACAGGATAAAAATGCAAAATAAATTTTAAAAAGCGATATATAGTTATGAAAGCGACAGAAGTATTAAAACAAGTGAAAAACATTCTTGGAGTTGAGTTATCTGATATTCAATTAGCAGAACTCAAGTTAGAGAATGGAACTGTTTTGGAAGCAGAAGTTTTCGAATCAGGCAAAGAAGTTTTTATTAAAACGGAAGATGAAAAAGTTGCTCTACCTGTAGGAGAGTACGAACTTGAAGATGCTAGAGTTCTTGTTGTTGAGGAAGAAGGTTTG